TTGGCCAGTTCAATTTCCTTTTTTGCAAAGTTTCCAGCGTTGATGCCGGCAGCGGCCAGGCTGGACTTGATCTGGTCAAGCTCGGTCTTTTCCTTAGATAATTTCTGGTGCAACTTGTCCACCGCCGCACTGGCGCGGTTGAACTCGTTGGATAGTTTCTGCGTAGGGTTGCTGGTCATCATCATCTTTGACCGCAACATTGCCAGGTCAACGGCAGCAGTCTTTATCTTGCCGCTGGTGCTGGATATAGAGGCCTCAAGACGCTTCTGGCTGGCCATCGCCTTCTGAAGGCCAGAAACGTCCCGGAGGTCTTTTTGGAGCCTTGCCATCTGCTTAGAAGCGGAGCCAAAGGCGTTGCCCAGGCTGCCTTTAATCTTGCCGCCCAGCTCGAAAACAACTTGATATGTCTTATTGGCCATTGCCCACCGCCTCTTTTATGGGTTCAAACCACTTGGGAAGTTCCAACACTGGCAGACTGAGCCAGTAATCAATGCCGGTGTAACTCGCTGCGGCTAGTCGGGCTACGGTGGACCGAATTACCTTTCCCGGTCCACCGTTATCCCTCAAGCCTACTCGAATAAAAAAGTCTGTACCGCCAGGGTGACTTTAGAGAACTCCTTAGCCGGCAGGCCTTGGATGAACTCAGCAGGAACCTTGGCAGCCTTCGCCGCCAGGATCGCCAGATAACCCTTGGAGGTTTCGATCATCGCGCCAAAACCACCAGCAGCGGTGAACTCGCGCTCGGCCGACAGCATGTCCTCACCGGTCAGCGCATCCAAATTGAGGTCGAGCTTATCGAAGGTGTCGCCCTCAAACTCATAAGGCTTGCTAAACTTGTGTTCCATTCTGCATCTCTCCTTTACGACAGCATGCCGAGTCCGGCGCGAACTTCAGCAAGGTAGTCCTTGCCGCCAATCTCTGCGATATAGTTCAGCTTGTCAATCTCGACCTTCTTGACGCCGCCGAGTTTGATCTTGAGATAAACGATTTCAAACTCGCTCTGCGTGTCCATCTTCTGACCGGGGTCCATCTTGCCGAGATCGACCTTTTTGGGCAACGCCTTGACCGTCACAACAACAGCCACAGGCTTCTTCTCGCCTGAGCCGGCGTCGTACTGATCAACCACGCCACGAATGTCAAGCTGGTGGGCCTTAGGGGCAGACAGCGAGATTGCGTCGCCGGTGATGACGCGCCAGTTGACCGTCATTGACATCGGGCCATAATGGCCCGTGACCGGGCTGTTATAGGAGCCGGCAATGCCGGCCCCCTTCACCTCGTTGGTCAGCGCCTCAATGCTGGGCAGCGTAACGTCGGCTGTGCCGATCATGTCGCTGAAACCATTGTAAATTTTGTAGTTTACCAACTGCTCGGGAACAATGTTGGACATCTCTGCTCCTCCTTACGCGAACAGCGCCGCCAGGGCGGTCGGGTCATACTCAAGCACGAAGTCGATCTCGCGCGCCGGGGTGGCCGGGGTGACGTAGACATGGAAGCGAGCGATGCCATCCATCAGGGCCGTGGTCGGGTTCTCGGATTCATTGAACTCCACGCGGCCGGCGATGATGTAGCCCTTCGCGGCCAAGCCATTCAGCCAGATGTTAGCGGAGTCGACGATGGTGTCCACGAACCTGCGGTTGAGAGGGGCATCCACCTTGGAGAAGAACGTCAGGATCAGAGTGTTGCCGATCCAGTTCATCATGCGCCGGCAGGGGATGAACGAGTCCTTCGGGTCAGTGTTGCTCGGGTAACAACCGGTGCGATTGCCCCAGGCCTTCCAGCCGCCGCTGAAGTTGATCGCGGTGACAACGCCGATGCCCTCCATATAGGCCGCAGTGTCGATGCCCAGGTTGACAGTGGTGCCATCAGCCAGAACAGCTCCGACGCTCTGGACCGAGTGGTTCGACGGCGAAACGAACGGGACATCGTCGTTGTCGTTGTCCACAGACGCCATGACGCCGGCAAGCGCGGTCGACAGGTGGAACTGGTAGCTGCCAAGCTTGAGCTTCGGCCAGCAGACGGCTTCGTTCGGGTCGGTATAGTTGTTCGTGTTCTTCCAAGCATTCACGTCGCTGTACTTCTTGACGGTGCCGGTAGGAACGTCGACCAAGGCCATCGCCTTGAACACGCTGTTGATGTTGGTGGCTTTGGCCTTCATGATCGCGGCCACGGTGGAATCGGTCGACCACTTAGGTGCCAGGACAACGCCAGGAACCAGCTGGTACAGCGGGTAGACAGCGTTGATCAACTCAAGGCCAGTCAGCGCGCCGCTGGTGCCGTCAATGCCGCCAATGATGTCAGTGTTCACGACGCCGCTGGGCTTCAGGTAAGTGTAATCAACCGTCAGGGTGGCGCCAGCAGCAATCGAGCCGGTCGTGATCCTGCTGATTACCAACTTACCGGTGGAGTCGAAGGCCAGGGTGTAGTCGGTATTGAGCACCTTGGTTGCAGCGGAAACCTTGACCACGACGGTCGATAGGAGCGCGCCGACGTTGGCCACAGTGCCGGAGTCGCCCGACATGACCACCGACTCAGCTGCAACAGCAGTCTTGTGAGCAGCCTTGCTCGGGTCAAGGACGTTGATCAGCACCATCGGACCCTTGTTGTACAGCGCAAAGTGCGAGAAGATCGCTTCGCACAGGGTCCAATTGTCGAAGTCATACAGGAAACCGAACGCGGAGACTGCTTCAGCATAGGTGCTGACCAGCACAGCCTTGTTGACGTTGGTGGGGTCGCCCATATTGATGGGCGCGGTGCCGACTACCACCGGGAGACTGGACTCCACATGGGCGGGCGGCAGAATGGCCGTCGGCACTTCCGAAATGTAAATACCGTGTTTATAAGCCATTAATTACCTCCTCTCTTTCGAGCGTAATACTCCTGCACACTTCGGAAGATTGCGGCCTCTGCCGAAGTGGGGATCTGAAGCCTGGCGTGGACCGAGCCGAAACCATCTACCGGCACGAACAGGCCTGCCAACTCAGGCAGCTCCTTGATCGCGTCGAGGATGTGACCGGGCAGCTCGTCAATAAAGGTTGCGAACTGCGCCAGTCCGGCCACGGCAACATTGGGGCCGATGTAAATTCTCTGGCCGACGTATCCGCTGTCAGCGGACTGCTCAACAGCAGGATCGACGGCGGGTTCATCTGTCTTTTTGCTCATGAAAACAAATCCTCCGGTAGAGTTGAAATCGGTTTCGGTACCGTCCAGATAACGGTCATCTCGCCCACCCAGATCGGAATCGGCTGCTCCTCAAAGATGTACCAATCGAGCGGCCATTTCAGGGTGTAGCGTCCTGCAATCGTCCGGTTTACGTTCAAGGCGTCTCTGGTGCGCTGCATCAGATTCTTGATAACGCCGCGGCCGGCCTTCTTGAGATCATAGGCGAAGAACGCCAGGCGGGTAGTTACGGTGCCTTCGCCCTCTTCGTCCCGTCCTTCAATCGTCCTGACCAAAACAGCTGGGTAGTAATCCTCAAGCTCTGTATCCTCGTCCTTGTCGGGCAAATCCTCGGCGTAGACCTTCAGCGGGACAAGATTGGCAGCCTTGACGGCGTTCTGCCCGAGATGGGCTTGGCGCTCAAGTCTGAAATCGCCAAGCTCTTCCTTCAGGAAGGCAACGATGGCATCGGTCAACTCATTGGTGGTCAATTACTTGCCCCTCCTCTGTAGCGACTTCATCATCTCGTCGTCAAAGTACGCTGCCACCCATTCGGTTGAGCGATCCTCCAACCGTTCCACGATCTGCTCATTCTTGAGCATGCCGGGAATGGAAGGGCCATACTTCTTGTCGATAGGGAGCCGGGCCGATCCGCGCCGGATGAACACACCCAGGGCGTCGTTATTCTTGTGCCTGGCGATGAACGCTCCGGGCAAATCCTTCAGACCCTCGCCACGCTTTACCGCAACCTTCAGCGCCGGCACCCGGTTGGATGGCGGCGTCTTTGGGTTGGTGCGGAAGTGGTACAGGCTGATCACCGGACCTGCGCTCCTGATCTTAGCCACAGGATTCTCGACCGTCGCGCGCTGCATGGGAGGGAAGGTCTTTTTGACCTGGCCCTTCGTGATGAAATACTTCGCAGCAACCTCGCTTGTGGCGAAGCCTGTTACGCGCCGGCCGGCCATGTTGAGCGCCCTGACAAGAGCCTGGCGGGCCTCTTTGCTGAGAGCGGAGATGTCGCCAACATCGCTGGCAACGTCTACTGATACGAGTTCATAAGACTTCATCCCTCGTTGCTCCCCGCTTCGATGCAGTAGATGCCGCCCTGAAGCTGCACGTCGGTAATATTGAACATCCTCTTGTTGTCGAGGACAAAGGTGCCGCCGACGAACGGCTTCTTGGGAACATCTTCGGCTTTGACGAAGAGGATGAGGGCATCGACCCATATGCCCTCTGTCCTCTCGTTCAACCTCTTGGCGACGCGCTCGCGGGCCAGATCGCGGTCGATCACGACATTGATGAGAGCGTCATTGTAGTAATGCGCCTCACCAAACTCGCTGGGGTTCATGAACACCCCCCGATCTTGGCTGATCTGGTCCTTGAACGTCATCTTATTCGTCCTTCTTCGCCTTCTTGGTTACGGTCTGGGTCACGCCCTCTTCGCCGTCTGCCTGCTCAACGAGCGGAGCAGCGTCGTCAAGTGCGTTGCCAACCGCACCCATCTCAACCAAGCGCTTGATCTCTGCCTTGTCGAGCTTATCGACCGGGTCGCCGGCCAGCAGCACGATGTCTCCGGCCTCAATGCGGCACTTTGCGATCATACCCATAATCAGCGCTCCCTTACGACAGGACCGTCGCCTTGAGGAAGGCGTCGACCTGGGTGGGAACCATCATCGGGCGGGACTGAACCGCGACGAACCGGGCGGTGGGCTTCTCCTGAATCCACGACTTAGGAACGCGATCAAGAGCGAAGCTGCCGCGAACAGGGTCACAGATGGCGCCGTACAGCCTGTCGGTGCGAGCCTGAGAGCAAGCCATGAGTACCTGCTTGGCGGGGATGATCGGCTTTTCAGTGTCGTCGGCGGGATCGAGATACCATTCGTTGTACTCGTAGCAATCCACGCCGCCAACGTGGCCAAGGAAGCTCATACCCTGCGGGATTTCAGCAGGCTCAAGCACGCCGCGGTTGACATTGATTTTATTGAGGTAGTCGAGCACCTTGGTATTCTTGATGAATGCGTCGGCGGCAGACTGGCCCATGAGGCAGATGTCAGCGGTTAGGCCGGTGTTCTGGGCCATCAGGCGGCGCCAGTCGCGGAACTTCTGAAGAGGATCGCTGGTGGCGGCGTCCCACAGGTCGGCGCCAGACAGAACGACGGTGTTGTTGGCACTGCGGCCAAAGTCGATGGTGGCCGAGTAGGTGGCGCCGGTAGCATCGTCGAGGGTCACATAGAGCTTGCCGTCGAGAATGGCGTCACGGGCCATGATCTCCTCGCGCCGGGTGATCAGGTCGTCCATCGTGGCCAAGTCTTTGCCGAGCTGTGCGGCGGCGCGTTCGTCAGGCGACATGGCGCCATAGATTGCTTCACCGGCAGAGCGCTTCAGCATATCCTGGGCGGTGGTGATCATGTCAGGCGCGACGAGAGGCGGCTTCATGGTGTTGGTCGAGAAGCCGGCGCGCTCAACGGTGCGGGAGCCGACCATCGGGTGAACGAAGGGGGCGATCCGGCGCTTGCCCTTGACAATGTCAATGTCGACGTTTTCTGTCATGGACCGGGTAACGTTGCCGCTGAAAAATCTGTCTCTGAAGAACGTCCGGGTGGGCGGCAACTGCTGGAACATCTCGATCATGGTTCTGGTATCGAACAAATCAATAGGCATTCTATTTCCTCCTTACTGCTTCACGACTTTACGGAAGAACATGGCGAGCTTCCGGGCCGCTACACGGTGGGTCGAATAGGTGTCGGAGCCGCCGAACACCAGCGCGTTGACGTTGAACTCGCCGGAGTAGTAGACGGCGCCAATCACGCCGCCAGCGGTGGCGACCACGTCCTCTGCCAAAATGGCATACGGGGTCTGGGAGCCGTCAGCGTTGGCGCTGTTCACGATGCACAGCTTGCCGCTGGCAGTGATCAGGCCCAGGACGGTGCCTCTAACCAGAGTGGTGCCGCTGCCGACAATCGTCTCGGTGCCGCCTACGGCCTCCTGCACCTGGCCGGCGAACAAGTTGTCCTTGGCCAACGAACCGGCGCTGCTAAAGCTGGGGTAGTTATCCATCTGTCATCCTCCTTACTTGCTCGCGGGCAGCCTTCTGGCGGCGCCCTGCGTGAATGCGGCCGTGAGCTTCGACATCTCAGCTGCGTCGGCGTCGGTATCCTCGGTGGCGATGCCCTTGAGGTTTTCGGCAAGCTCCTTGCCGTCCTCTGTGCGCTTCTGGGCCTCGACCTTGGACTTGTCCTTCTCGGCGGCGATGAGCTTTACCGCCAGAGCCTCGGGCGACGTGCCATTTGCCTTGGCTTCAGCCACCATTTCCTCGTAACCGGGCAGAGCTACATTGTCGATAGCCTGCAACCGATCACGTTCGGCCTTTGCCCCTTCTGCTCGCGCGGCACTCTCGATGGCCGCGAAAGTTTCGGGGGATTCAGCCCTAACCTGATCTACAGTTAATGCCATAGGGTTATCCCTCCCTTCTGAGATAGCGGCTGGTGCCGCGTGTTGCTGGTGTGATGGCTCGGCAGCCTTGGCCTCGGTAGCGCCGAGGATGGCTTCGAGCTTAGAGAAGGCTGAGCGGCTGAGCTGGCAGTCTCCAACGATGAGCTTGTCGCCTGCGATGCTGGCAGCGATTCGGTAATCCTGAACCTCATCAGCGAAGCCAAGCTCCTTGGCCTCAGCTGCGGTCAGGTAAGTCTCGGCGTCCAGCAGCTCGATGATCTTGTCGCGGGTCTGCCCGGTGTGGGCCTCATAGACCGCGATCATCGTCTCGCGCGCCGTGTCCAGCAGCGAAATAAGCTTCTCAAGATCATTGCGGTTGGCTCCGTAGGCGCTGATCATGGGGTTGTGGACCATCATGACCGAGTTGGCCGGCATGATAATCTTGTCGCCGGCCATCGCCACCAGGGTCGCAGCAGACGCCGCGATGCCATCAATGTACATCGTGACGTTCGCAGGGTGATTTTTGAGGCTATTGTACATGGCCTGGGCTGCCCAGACCGAACCACCGGGCGAATTGATCCGCACCTTGATGGTTGAGACATTCAGGCTATTGAGCTGGCGCGCCATCTCGGCGGCGTTGTTGTCGGCCCAATAGTCGTCGCCAATGTCGCCGTAAAGAAGAATCTCGGCCTCATCGGAGCCGGACATATTAATGACGAGAAAGTCGTTCTTACTTCTTGGCTGGGGCATTCTGCTTCCCTCCTTGCTCTGTTGCGGGTTGTGCCGGCTGAGCGAACTGCTCGCTCCATCCCGGAATTACCTCACCGGCCTTCAGGATGATGGTGCTGTCCTGGCGGCGGCGCTTCTCTTCGCTGTTGCGCTTACGATGGACGGTGCGCCAATCCATGCCTGAGATCTCAGCCGCCTCTTTCTCGCGGGTTGACAGCTCCTCGTCGATGCGAATCTTAGCCGCCTGCGCTTCGTCCTGCGGGTTGATCTGGCCCGGTGCCGGCCCGTACCAGTCGGCGCCGCACCATGCAGCACGAACGGCCGGATCAGCGAAGAATCCAGGGGCGTTGATGCGGCCAGAAGCAACGGCTTCGGCCAACCATTCCTCATAGACGGGCTGACAGAACTCCTGTGAGAACCAAGCACGGCGCATCCTGAACATCTTCCACGCTTCCAAAAGAGAGGCGCGGGATGCTGAGTACGAGTTGCCGAAAATCTTCATCAACACATCTCGCGGAATCTCCACGCCGACGCCGATCTGGCTACTGACGGCCGTGATGAACGCCTCAAAAACGGGATTGGGACGGCCGGGAGTGACCGCGTTGGCCTTCTCTCCGGGGTTCAACGCGACAATGTTGCCGTTGCCCATCTCATAGATGTTGTCGTCGTCGGTAAGCTTCAGCTCGTTGTCAAGCGCCTCTCCCAGCGGAGAATCGGGCGACTCGCTTTCGATGAACACCGTCAGCATGCCGTTCACGACGGCTGCCATCAGCTCGGCCTTCTGGTACCGGTCGAGCTGCTTGAAGTCCTCGAAGGCTGACGCAAGGATCGGTGCGCCGCGCCGCTGGCGCGGGCGGTCGATGTCGGCCATGATGTGAAGCACGTTGCGCCGGCCAGACTTCGATCCAAAAGCTAGAATGCGGTTGTATTTGAGCTGGGCCTGCTTCGCAGTGTCGGCAGGGTGCTGGTTGGCCACCCAATAGGCCAACGGCGCCCCGAACTTGTCCAGCTCGATGCCGGCCTGGATGTCCTTGGTGTAGTCCGGCGTGAGCGGGCTGTCGACGTAGTCGGCCTCCAGCAGGAAAACCTTCATGCCATAGAGGCATCCGGTGTTCTTGATGTACGGCGTCATGGCGAAGACCTCGCCCGACACCAATGACGCCACAAAGGCCACACCCTGTAGCCGGCCAAACGTCAGCGTTCTGCCGGCATCACACTCGCTCGGGTTATTGGCCCACAGGTTAAACTCTCTCTCGGTGTTGCTCTCCCAGTCAGCGGCCTGATCCTCATCCAGACCCAGGAACTCGTAGTCTATCTGGGCGTTGAGAGTGAGGCCGGAGCCGATGACATTGGTGCGAGTGGTCTTGATGGTGCCGGAGGCCAGCGGCGACCCCATGTACAGGTCGCGGCTGCGTTCACGCAGCGTCGGCAAGTGCTTCGTGATGTCGTCGTCGGGGCTACCGGCTCTGGTCAGCCACCCGGCCAAACCGCGGGACGTGCGACTGGCAGCGTGATTGCCAAATCCCATGCTGTTCAGGATGTCTATCTGGGTACGATTAACCTGCCGCTTAAGAGCGGTCTTGGGGGAGAAGAACGCTATCGTGCGTTCAATGACACTCATTTATAAATCCCTCGGGAGCACGCGAATGACCCTGGCGCCACGGCGACCGGCAGAAAGCTTGTCAACCATGTTGGACCAAAACTGAATGCGATCCTTGACGGCCTTCCAATTTGCGCGGGTCAATGTCTGATTTCCAATGCGGTAGCTTTCGCTCGTAGCGAGGGCGAGGTCGGCCGCAAGCCAAGTGTCAAGGTGCTGCTGGGCCTGTTCCAACGTTATCGCCATAGCCTTTTCACCACCTTAGTTAGTTGCTGACTAACATAGTTATACTGAACTAACACCACAACAAGAGAAAAATCAACAGAAAAATGCAGCTCGGTTAAAGTTGTGCGCCCTTCGATATTACGCGGCGACCCGCCTTGCGGGGAGCGCCGGAGGACACCGCACCGGTCGGCTTGTCGAGGTTCGGGTTGATGATCTCAAGCGCGGCCGTGTTGTAGACCCGAAGGTCAAGCGGCTCGTTTCGCTCATAGAAGACCTTCCATTTAAGTGTCTTGACGTTGTTCTTGAACTCAGGCACCAGGCGCTCGGCCAACAGGCCTTTGAAGAACTTCTCATCGTAGCCGCGGTCAAGTTGCCGAGGGAAGTGGCAGTAGCCTGGTCCTTCCATCTCGATGCGAAGCCTCGACATTATCGTGCCTTTGGCCGTATCGACGCCGACACTGAATAGGATGTTCTTCTTGCGGTCGGTGCGATGACCTCGGTCGACGATGGGCTTGCCCATGCCGGGCATGCCTTTGACGGAATAAATGCGGCGCGCCTCGCGGTCGCGGCAATATTCATATACCTCGTTCGTGAAGTGGCCACCGGAGTCGATGCAGGTGCATGAGATACCGAAGCGCAGGCCGTCGACTCTGTTCCATGTGCGAGCTAGCAGCTCATCGAGCTGGCGCCACAGAGCTTTCTCGCCAGGGTCGCCGTACAGCACCTCATATTGAATGCCCCAACTCTCTTTACCGACACCCCATCCCATGATTTCGACCTCAAGGCGGTCATCCTGTGTGTCCACCGCTGCCGTCAGGACATTGACGCCCATCGGCAGCTCAGCGTCGTAATACTCGCGGCGCTTCTCAACCAAGTCGCTCACGTCGATCTTGTCGCTGTCGTCCTCGAACGGCAGGCCGAGCTTTAGATTGATGAACTCCTGGATGCCCTTGCGGTCCCGAGAGTGTGCTGCCTTCAGCCACTCGTCGGCCAGCGTTTTAAGCTTCACCCATGGCGAGTAGATGGCATTAACGTGGAAGCTGGCAATGCCGGCGAAGGGCTGCGTGGCGATCCACTCGCCTCCCGCCAACATGGCGTCCCTGTCGCGCTCGTAGCAGTCGCCGTCGCAGTGCGGGCAGACGATCCGCGCCGTCTCTGGGAGGCTGTTGCCGGCGCCGTCTTTGTCCCAGATCACGCTGCCTGCGGGGAAGTCGGGCGGCAGCTCTAGCCGGGCCTTGGCCTCGGCGCCGGCCCAGAACAGCACGAACTTTTTGCCGCAGTGCGGGCAAGGCACATGGAAGTAGCGCCGGTCGCCGGTCATGAACCGCTCGAATATCTCGCTGGCCCCCACCAGCGTCGGAGTGCTGAACATGCCGATCTTGCGGTTGTGGAAGTTCTGGGTGCGCTGGATGCCCTGGGCGATAGGCGATCCATCCTTGCCGATGCTGTCCTTAAACCGATCAACCTCATCAAAGAGGGCGATGCGGATCGGGCGCATGGCCAGGCCCGAGGGGGCGTTGGCGCCGACAATAGCGATGAACCCGCCAGCGAAGAGCTTCAGCAGCGTCGTGTTTGACTTCTTGCGACTGCCGCTGGCCTCCTCATCCTTGCCGGTATCGAGCTTACCGCGCAGTACCGGTGAGGCCGCGAAGGTCGTCTCGATGCGCTCCTTGGAAAAGGCCTTGCCCATATCCAGCGTCGGGTCAACCAACAGAATCGGGGATGGGTCTTGATCAACGAAAAAGCCAATGACATTGATGATGCACTCTGACTTGGCCGTCTGCGAGCTGAACATACCGATGATGGTTTCGGTCACAACGTCGCTGAAGCAGTCCATCGGCTCCCGAAGATAAGGCGTTCGAGCTGTGGCCCACTGACCAGGCTCGGGAGATGTCCCGCGGGGGATGAACCGATACTCGTCGGCCCATTCCGAAACTTGCAGCCTGTCGCGCGGCTTGATCGCGTTGAAAAAGTGATACCAGAAGCCCTTGGGCTTCTCAATCATACAGAATCCTTCAGGAAGCGGCTGCTATGCAGCGCGCGCAGAGCTGATATGATTTCCTCTTGCATGATGACCTCGATCTCGGCAGCCGTCTTGCCCTCGCACCGCACCGCGCACCGCGCCGGAACGTTCATGAGCTTGGTTTTCAACTCGATAGCCGCGCTCTCGGCGTCATCTTGAACTTCGGCTGCCACCAGCAGACGGCCGCGCTCCTTGAACAGCTCGATATGCGACAGGCGGGCCTTGGCGAAAGACTGCATGTGTTTGGCCGCGACAAGCTTCTGGGCCATTGGGGCGTCTTTCGACAGGGCGATGATGTCGTCTTCGCCCTCATCCAGCAGGCGAGAAGCTGCCTCATCGGTCTTCCTTTTGACGCGCGGGAGGCGTTCGGTGGCGCCCGATGGCTGATAAGCTTCAGGCCGGGGCTTCTTGGGTTGGGTGTAAGGGTTGGTGGCCGACTCAAGGGTTCGATCTGGGTCACGGCCGGCGCGATAGGCCTCCTCTGAGTCTGGCCAGACGATCAGGTCGCCCTCCATGATCAGACGACCCTGCTGGGCCAACCTCGTCACCCGCGGCTTGGAGACGCCGATGCGCCGAGCAAATTCTGCCTTTGAAATCAGCTCTCTATCCAAGTTTGTTAACACCACCATCCATTAACAGCGCGTTAACCGCCATGTTAACCACTTCCTATTAACACGGCGAGGTGCTGAGTGTCAATTCGCCAGTAAAAACGGGCCTCGGAGGTCTGTTGCCTATGTAAAGTTAGTTGAGTCTAACGCGGCCGGGCGGTCGACAGCCGCC